AACGGAGCGGTAATTCATAATCCACAAATAGTAACTACAAACAGCATAGATACATTTGAAATATTAACTGGAAATGATGATATAAGAGTTTATGATTATGACAATCAACCAACAATACCAGCAGTAATAGAAGTAGACCAAAGAACATATGCAAAAATAAAGTTTAGTGGAGGTGATGAGCCAAATGCGTACGATATAAAAGTACAATACAATACAACAGATGGACCAGCAGGTCAAACATGGGGAAGATTAACAGACTTATTCGAAGATATCACGTGGGATGGTAATAATAAAGCGTTTATATGTGAGAATGCAAATGAAAGATTATACGGAGCAAGTGTAATATTCTACTACTGGGTATTTGATGGAGTAATTACTCCAAGCGACGAAAAACCACAAGTACATTTCTTTCCATTAGAAAATATTGATATAATGAGAATGGAAATTCTACAAGCAGTAGGAGACCCAAACGCATTCTTAATAACACAAAGTTCAGTAGAGCCTTACAGACTACCATTAAATCAAGGACAAAATACAGGAAGATGGAGTAAATTAAGTACACAAGAAGGACTGGGGCTAAAAACATACCAAAGCGACCAATTCAACAACTGGATTCAAACAGATTGGATAGATGGACCAAATGGAATTAATATAATTACGGCAGTAGACACAAGCCAAGACTATTTCACAATAGATACACTACAATTAAGTAGAAAAGTATACGACATGTTGAATAGAATTGCAGTAAGTGGTGGAACATACGATGACTGGTTAAACGCAGTATATACACACGAAAGAACTAGAAGTATTGAAAACCCAGTATATATGGGAGGACTAATTAGAGAACTAGCATTTCAAGAAGTGATTAGTAATGCGGGAGCAATTAACGAGGGAGTAGAGCAACCATTAGGAACGCTAGCAGGTAGAGGAGTATTGACACAAAAAAGAAAAGGCGGTAAAATTCGTATTAAATGTGACGAGGTGTCAGTGATACTCGGAATCGTTAGTTTAACTCCAAGAATCGACTATTCAAACACAAATAAATGGGATATTAACCTTAAAACAATGGACGACTTCCACAAACCAGCATTAGATGAAATAGGATTTCAATCCCTCATTAGTGAACAGCTTATGTGGCAAGATACTATAATAGGTTATCCACTTGGAAAACCAAATTTTAAAGAAGTAGGAAAACAACCAGCATGGCTAAATTATCAGACAAATGTTAACAGATGTTATGGAAACTTTGCAGATGCAAGTCAACAAATGTTTATGACACTTAACAGAAGGTATGAATTTGGAGATATTGGAGAAACACACCCAAGTATCATAGATTTAACAACATACATAGACCCTAGTAAGTTTAATCATATCTTTGCAGATACAAGATTAGACGCACAAAACTTCTGGGTACAAATTGGAAACAATATAACAGCTAGAAGAAAAATGTCAGCAAAATTAATGCCTAATTTATAATAACCAAAGGGGGAAAAATCCCCCTTATAAAACAATAAAAAAATGTATAAAAAACCAAAGTACACAAGTACAACAATCAAAATGAATCAAAGTATCGAGGGTGAAACTATTGAGCAAAAAGTAGAAAGAATAACAAGTAATAAAGAACCTATTACAGATGGAGCACCATTAATCTATACAGAAAGAAAAGATGGAGTGCAAGCAGGATACAACATTAGGACAGATAGATGGGAAATAGCTATTGACGCAATGGACATAGTGACAAAAAGTGCATTAGCAAAAAGAGAATCTAGAGCAAAAATGGAAGTAGTAAAAGACAGCGGAGCCGAGTCAGTAGATGGAACGGGAACAAACTAAAAAAAAATTTTAACCAAGCGGTACGCATCTACTCTTATATATCAAGTATATAGTACCGCTTTAAAAAAGCGCGAAAAAATGGCAGACGGAAACAGATACAACGAAGAAAGTGGAAATGCATGGGGAAATGCAGGACTAGGAATGTTGCAAGGAGCAGTAGGAGGAATATTAGGAATGAATCTTGGCAGACAAAATGCAAATGAGGCAATGGAAAGACAAATGAAATTAAACCTACAAGGACACCAACTACAAAAAGACATGTGGGACTATACAAATTATGAAAACCAACGTAAACACATGGAAAAAGCAGGGCTAAACGTAGGATTGATGTATGGACAAGGAGGCGGAGGAGGAACAACGGCAGGAAGTCAAAGCGGAGGTAGTGCAAGTCAAGCACCAACACCAGAAGTAATGGGATTAGCACTACAAGCACAAAATGCAATGGCAAACACAGAACTAGCAAAAGCACAAACTAGGAATATAAATGCAGACGCAACGGCAAAAGAAATGGATAATGATACCAAAAAACAATTTGGACAAGAGGCTGATAAAATTGAGGCAGATAACAGAGGAAAAGAATCATTACAAAAAGGACAGTATTTATATAGTGATTTAGCAGAATCAAAAGGAAGTGATTTAATGAAAACACCATATATAAAAAATCTAGATAATGAAATGGTATTAAAAGATTTAGAAAGAAGAATCCAACAAGATACATACAAAGACAGAAAAGAACAAGTAGCAGAAAATCTAGCAAAAACAAAAATGGACATCGAATTAGAAAGAAGTCAGAAAAACTATACAGATGAACAAAAAGAAAAACTATGGCACGATATATGGCAAGGTTGGACAAATGCAGGATTTAACGGACTAGGTAAAATCATTGATGGAGTATTCAAAGGAGGAATACTAAAAAATGCAGGTAAAGAGGTAATTAAAAAAACAAAATAATATGTGCCTATATCCAAAATTAATACAAAATCGCAAATACATAGCGAATAAAAAAAACGGGGGGGTAATACCTCCCGTTTCTGATTTAAGAGTGCTATACGTACCAGCAGGTTGCGGAAAATGTATGGAATGTAAAAAACAAAAAAGTAGAGAATGGAACGTAAGACTACAAGAAGAAATAAGACATAACAATAAAGGAAAATTCGTAACATTAACATTTAGCAATGAAAGCATAAAGGAATTAACAAAAGAAATAAAAGGACTAGAGGGTTACAATCTAGACAATGAAATAGCAACACTAGCAGTGAGAAGATTCCTAGAAAGATGGCGAAAAAAATATAAAAAAAGCGTAAGACATTGGTTAGTAACAGAATTAGGAGGAAATGGAACAGAAAATATACACCTACACGGAATACTATGGACAGAAGAATCAGCAAAAACAATAGATAAAATATGGAAATACGGATATACGTGGGTAGGCGACAAAAACAATGGAGGATATGTAAATGAAAGAACAGTGAACTATATAACAAAATATGTAACAAAAACAGACTTAAAACATAGTCAATACAATAGTAAAATACTATGCAGTCAAGGCATAGGTAAAGGATATACAGAAAGATTAGATAGTAAATTAAATAAATATAACGGAGAAAAAACAAAAGAAACATATACAACAAAACAAGGAACTAAATTAGCAATGCCAATATATTACAGAAATAAAATATATACAGAAGAAGAACGAGAAAAATTATGGATACAAAAATTAGATAAAGAAGAACGATATGTATGCGGGGAAAAAGTAGACATAAGTAAAGGAGATGAAATGTATAATAAATTAAGAGATTATTACAGACAAAAAAATGAACGACTAGGATATGGAAACGACGAAAAAAACTGGGAAAAAAAACGGTATGAAAATCAAAGAAGAAATATAAACACACTAACAAGAATAAAAAACGCAAAAAATTAACGATCGCCTATCAGGCTCTCACGTGGTAATAGTATTTTTGGGACAACAAAAAACTATTAAATGAACGGACTAAAGTCCTGATAATTAAATTAGTAGGGGGAGATTTAAAAATAATTAAAAAATTATTAGGAAAATAAAAAATAAAGTGTATAAATTTGTAAAAAAAACATTATGAAACTAAAAAGTAAAAATGTAAACATTACAAACCTATGTAATGAAATTAAAAAAGAACTTCCAACAATACAAAAAAGACTACAATTAATGGAAGGTAAAGACTACATAATGACAATAACAAGCGGAAACGACGGAAAACATATGAAAAATAGTCTACATTACAAAGACAAAGCAATAGACATAAGAATAAAAGACATGAAATACCCTAACGGAAACTGGTTAATGATAAAAAAACAATTAGGTAAAAACTTCGACGTAATACTAGAAAAAACACACATACACATAGAATATGACCCAAAATAAATATTAACAATTAAATAAAGAAAGGAGGTAAAATATGGCAGAAAGACCAAGAGCAAGAATCAACTGGAAAGCACTTCTATTAGAAGTATTAAAAGTAGTAATAGGATTCACAGCAGGTACACAAGTATGAAAACATGGAGAAACTATGAAATCGTAGACATAGAAACAGGAGAAATACTCAAACCAAACTACGAAACAAAAAAAAATTATATAACAATTAAAACAGAAAAAAATGTCGAAAACAATGGAAACTACAGAATTGAAACTACAAGGAGATACGTTAAACACAATGGACAACAATCAATCTTCAGAACAAATAATCAAATTTGAAGTAGTAGAAAATAGCCCGTTCACAATAGCTGAACAAGGAGAAAAATATTTCGGAATATTAGGAACTCACAGAATTACAGAAGATTACGACAATAAAGAACAATGTAAAAAAGAAGTATTAGAAATCACGTGGGATAGAATAGTACAAGTAATATGGGCAGTAGCAGAAAAATACAAAGACATCGAAACATTAACAAAATCAACAAATGAGCAATAAAGTAACATTAGGCGGGGACAGATTAGGAAGCGGAAACCGCCAACAAGTAGAACTACGCAACTACGAAAGAAGTACACACGACTTATCATATATTTGGCGTAGTACAATGAGTGCAGGTACATTAGTACCATTTATGAACGAGGTAGCATTGCCGGGGGATACATTCGACATCGATTTAGATATCGACGTAAAAACACACCCAACAATCGGGCCACTATTCGGAAGTTATAAAGTACAATTAGACGTATTTCAATGTCCGGTAAGACTATACAATGGTAAATTACATATGAATATGTTAAATATCGGAATGAAAATGCAAGATATAAAACTACCACAAATAGCAATGACAGCAGACAGAGAGCCACCATTCGGAATATATACAGATAATAGTCAAATAAATCCAAGTTGTATATTCAAATATTTAGGAATTAGCGGACTAGGACAAGCAGCAAGTAATTATCCAGAACAGAACTTATATAGAGAATTCAATGCAATACCTTATCTAGCATATTGGGATATCTATAAAAACTATTATGCGAATAAACAAGAAGAAAACGGAGCGGTAATTCATAATCCACAAATAGTAACTACAAACAGCATAGATACATTTGAAATATTAACTGGAAATGATGATATAAGAGTTTATGATTATGACAATCAACCAACAATACCAG